GGAGAGGGCCATGTACGATCTGGCCTTCTTCGCTAAGCTAGTCAACCCCGGCTATATGTACGGCAGTGTGCATAGAGAAATCTTTGCTTGGATGCAGGACTATACGCTATTTGGACAGGGAGATGAGGCTACAAGTAACAAGCTTATAATGCTGCCTCGTGCTCACTTGAAGTCCCACATGGTTGCTACATGGTGTGCTTGGATAATAACCAGACATCCAGAAGTTACCATGCTGTACGTATCAGCAACGTCAGAGCTGGCCCAGACACAGCTATATGCTGTACAGAACATTATGGGCTCGTCTGTCTACATGCGCTACTTCCCTGAGTATATCAACCCACAGGAAGGCAAGCGTGAGAAGTGGTCTGCCATGAAGATGACAGTGGATCATGTACAGCGTAAGAAGGAAGGCATACGAGATGCTACAATAGCTACAGCAGGCTTGACTACCAACACCACTGGTTGGCACGCTGACATCGTTGTAGCAGATGACTTGGTAGTTCCTGAGAATGCTTACACAGAGGATGGTAGGGAGAGTGTTGCTAAGAAGGCTTCTCAGTTCACCTCTATACGTAACGCTGGGGGCTTTACAATGGCCTGTGGTACACGATACCATCCAAAGGATATATATGACACTTGGAAGGATCAAGCGTATGAGGACTTTGATGATGAGGGCAACTTCATTGGCAAGAACTCTGTATGGTCAATCAAGGAGTATGTGGTAGAGACTGATGGCATCTTCACATGGCCCAGAGCTGTCCGAGAGGATGGCAAGGCGTTTGGCTTTGACCAACGTACCCTAGCCCGTATTAGAGCTGAGTATGTGGACAGAGTGCAGTTCCACTCACAGTATTATAACGATCCTAATGATCCGGGCTCTGAGCGTATTAGCAGAGATAAGTTCCAATACTTCAGTCCACGTAAGCTGACCAGAGAAGGCAGCAGGTGGATGTATGGTGGTAAGAAGCTTAACATCTATGCAGCGATTGACTTTGCATTTAGTATGTCTAAAGAGGCTGACTACACTGCCATTGTGGTTATAGGTATTGACTGTGATAAGAACATATATGTATTGGACATTGACAGGTTTAAGTCTGACAAGGCACATGTCTACTTCAAGCATATAGCAGAGCTACACTCTCGTTGGGGCTTTAACAAGCTTAGAGCGGAAGTGACAGTGGCTCAGACAGTCATTGTAAACAGTATTAAGGACTACTTAAAGAAAGAAGGTATGTCCCTACCTATTGATGAGTTTAGGCCCGGTAAGACAGAGGGCAGCAAGGAGGAGCGTATTAAGGCTTCCCTAGAGCATAGGTATGACAATCTAGAAGTGTGGCATCGTGAGGGTGGTTGGACTCAGCAGCTTGAAGAAGAGCTTGTCTTAGCAAGACCTCCACATGATGATTTAAAAGACTCCCTAGCTTCTGCTGTGGATATAGCAGTGGCCCCCAAACAATCTAGCAGGCATAAGATGGAAGGGTTTTTTGACAGCGTACAGACAGGATCTCGCTTCGGAGGTGTAGCATTTCGCTAAAACCTAACACCTATCCAGAAGCCAAGGCCTACTTAATATCTATTGGTAGGTGGTTCGACAATATGAAATATTATGATGGGTGGTCTGTGCTACAGAGTGCTCGCTTTGAATTTGACAAGAGGAATAGTAATGACCAAAGTGGCTGAGATACAAGAGTCCACAGGACAGGATGCTGGTGCTGCATGGGTGAGTAACCTATGGGACAAGTTTAACCACCAGCGTCAGGGTAAGCTACAGGAGTGGAGTGAGCTGCGAGATTACATATTCGCTACAGATACTTCCACTACCACTAACTCAACCCTACCGTGGAAGAACTCAACAACCATCCCTAAGCTGTGCCAGATACGGGACAACCTATTTGCCAACTACGTATCAGCTCTTTTCCCTAATGACAACTGGGTTAAGTGGGAAGCGTATAGTCGAGAGGATGCTCACAAGAACAAGGCAAAGGCTATTGAAGGCTACATGTCTAACAAGGTGAGAGAGACTAAGTTTGTCACAGAGATTGAGAAGTGTCTGTATGACTACATTGACACAGGCAATGCTTTTGTAACCTCTCACTTCGAGGCACGCTATAAGGAGACTGCTGATGGCTCTGTAGTTCCAGACTATGTAGGCCCAAGGGCTCAACGTATAAGTCCCTTAGACATCGTATTCAACCCCTTAGCGAACACCTTCGATGATAGCTTTAAGATAGTGCGGTGTGTTAAGACTATTGGTGAGCTTAAGAAGCTTGCAGCTACAGATCCTGACCAGAAGTTCTGGGAGCCTGCCATAGCTCGTAGGGAAGAGATTAAGCGTATGGCTGGTGGCATGGGTCAGGAAGACTTTGAAAAGGCTGTAGGCTACCAAGCAGATGGCTTTGGTAACATGTTTGAATACTACATGTCAGACTACATTGAAATCTTGGAGTTCTTTGGAGACTACCACGACCACACAAATGATGAGCTGCAAACTGACCGTATTGTAACAGTTGTAGACAGATCATTTGAAGTTAGGAATGAGCCTTCCCCTATTTGGTTCACAGGAGCTAATATCAGGCACGTAGGCTGGAGATTCCGTCCAGACAACCTATGGGCTATGGGGCCACTAGATAACCTTGTAGGGCTTCAGTATCGCTTAGATCACCTAGAGAACTTGAAGGCTGATGCTATGGACTTAACCGTACATCCACCATTGAAAGTAATTGGTGAAGTGGAAGAGTTTGTATGGGGGCCGGGTGTAGAGATTGGCATTGATGAGAATGGTGATGTACAGGAGCTAGGTAAGAATCTAAACGGTATTATGGCAGCAGCTAGTGAGATGGCCTCCATAGAAGACCGTATGGAGCTGTATGCGGGTGCTCCGAGAGAAGCAGCTGGCATACGTACCCCCGGAGAGAAAACCCTCGGAGAAGTGATGCAGTTGGCTACAGCGGCAGGTCGTATCTTCCAAGCTAAGGTGACTAACTTCGAGATCAATCTTCTAGAGCCTCTGCTTAATGATATGATTGAAACTGCTAGACGTAACCTAGACATCACTGATGTCATCCGAGTTACTGACAAGGAGTTTAACATTCAAGAGTTTCTAAGTGTGACACGAGAGGACATCACTGCTAATGGTATTGTACGTCCAATGGGTGCTAGACATTTTGCTAAGCAGTCTCAGGACTTGCAGAATGTTATGACCATCTTTAACTCACCACTAGGTCAGATGGTTCAGCCTCACACGTCCACAGCTGCTCTTACAGACTTTATTAACGACATTACAGGGCTACATGGCTATAATGTATTCTCGCCTAATGCTGGCATCTTTGAGCAGAGGAAGAGACTATGATTAGAGATACGGCTCCAATGGAGGGTGTGTGAAGACCACTTGGACTAAAGGTGTAGAGGGTCAACTGGAGGCAGACATTAAGTCTGCTTTCAAGTCCTCCACTGTAGTTAGGAATAGACTGTCTGAGATATGTGAGGAGAAGATAGACTCTGCCCTAAGTACAAACAAAGCTCAATATGACAATCCTAACTGGTGTTACCAGCAAGCTGACATCATTGGCTACCGTAGAGCACTAGAAGAAATAATTAGTCTTTTAGAAAAATAAATGTACACAAAACTCAATATTTCTAGTATATAGTAGTATACTAAGAATATACAGCATATACAAACTATTAAGAATATATACTTCTTCTTAATAACACTAAACATTAATAACAGTAGGATACTCACCAAGTATGACAACTGAACAATCAGCATTTAATAATCAGCAGGAAACCCCTGCACAACAACCATCTCAAGAATCAGTCTTCACTGACCAGTTAAGCATGATTAAAAATGAGAATGGAGAGCAGAAATATAATGACATCCCTAAAGCTCTTGATGCTTTAGCTCATAGTCAATCTTACATTC